CGCGCGTCCGCAGGCGCGCGCCCGCCCCCCCGGGGGGGGCGGCGCGGCCCGCGCGGGCCCCCCCCGGCGGGGGTCTAGCGATCAAGCTAGCCCCCACGATGCGCGGTCTGCCTGATCGGCTGATCCTCCTGCCGAACGGGGGGACGAGGCTGGTCGAGCTCAAGGCCCCCGGCGAGACTCCGAGAGAGTCGCAGAAGATGGTCCACCGGCACCTCGAGGCCATGGGCCACCCAGTCACCACAATCGACACGACAGAGGGAGCGAGACGATGGGCCGAGACGCACGTGACGCGGTGAACCACCCCAGCCACTACGCCGAGGGATGGTCCAACGGAGCCGAGGTCATCGACATCACGGAGAACCTGAACTTCAACCGCGGGAACGCGGTCAAGTACATCGCCCGAGCTGGGCGCAAGGACGCGATGAAGACCATCGAGGACCTGAAGAAAGCGAGGTGGTACATCGACAGGGAGCTGAAGAGACTAGGGGATGAGTGAGTGACGAAGCCCCCGGGCCGCAGAACTTGCGGACACCGGGGGCTTCGTCATATTCTGTAGCCATGCCAACCCTTTACCTAGACACCGAGACCTACTCTGACATTGACATCTCGGCTGGCGCGCACCGCTACGCCGAGAGCCCCGATGCCTGCATCACCCTCGCGATGTGGGCGCTCGACGACGAGCCCGTGAAGATCACCGAGGGGCCGACCACCGAGGGTCACGACCCGGCGCTGTGGAAGGAGTTCATCACCCTCATCCGAAACCCCCGAGTCACCAAGGTCGCACACAACGCCGCCTTCGACCGCATCCAGGTCAGCGCGTACACCCACGGCCGCGCCACCGGCGAGTACCTCGACCCCGCCGAGTGGATCGACACCATGCACTGGGCATATCTCCTTGGCCTGCCTGGCTCGCTGAAGAGCCTTGCCAAGGCGCTGAAGTGTGAAGACAAGGACTCGGCCGGGACGCTGCTTATCAACCGCTTCGCCAAGCCGCAACCGGCCACCAAGACGTTCCACGGCGGCCGCCGGCTGCCGAGCGATGACCCTGAGCGCTGGGCCGAGTTCCGTGCCTACGGCATCCAGGACGTCGAGGTCCTCCGCCAGGTGCACAGGGCGCTGGAGCGCGAGTGGCAGGCTATCGACCTGTCCCCCTCAGCGCTGGAACGCGCCGTCGAGCTCACCGCCGAGAAGATCACGGACGCCGGCCTCCCCCTCGATGTCGAGCTGCTGCACGCCCTTCAGCGCTGTGAGGGCGACAACGTGAGCCGACAGGCGGAGGAGTTGAAGAGCATCACCGGCCTCGCCAACCCGAACAGCACCGCCCAGCTGCACACGTGGTTCGCGTCGAAGGGGATCAGCCTCCCCGATCTGCGCCGCGGGACCGTTGAGCCCTTGTCCGCGGACGGGTCGCTACCAGCCGAGGTGCGCCGAGTCGCCGAGCTGCGAGTGGCGTCGGCACGCGTCGCGGGGAAGAAGCTCGCCGCGGCCGAGCTGCGGCGGGGTGCCGGCGACCGAGCTCGTGGGACTCTCCGCTACCTCGGCGCCCACACGGGTCGCTGGAGCGGGAGCGGTTTCCAGCCGCAGAACCTCCCCCGGGAGCAACTGCCCAAGGGCGAGACCGTTGACGACGTGCTCGACAAGTGCCTGCTCGGCGAGCCCGTCAGCCCCACCGAGGTCGCGGCATGCGTGCGCTCGGTCATCGCCGGACCCCTGATCGTCTGCGACTACACCTCCATCGAGGCCATTGTGCTTGCCTGGCTCGCCGGCGAGCAATGGGTGCTCGATGCTTACGAGGCCAGGCGTGACCTCTATGTCGAGACCGCATCGCGCATGAGCTCTGCTGTAGGCCACGAGATGACTCGCCAGGAGGGTAAGACCGCCCTGCTCGGCTGCGGCTACGGCGCGGGGCCGAATGGTCTGAGGGCGTTCGCCGGCGACGGCCCGAGTGATGAGGCGCTCCAGGCCCAGGTGGACGCGTGGCGCCGAGCCAACCCACGCATCACGGCGCTGTGGGACCAGCTCGGCCGCGAGTTCCGAACCGGCGGGGAGCGCATCGTCGCCGGGCAGGACACTTTCGGCCGAGCCTTCCGCAGGATGCTGCTGCCGAGCGGCCGGACCCTGATCTACCGGGGCATCCGCGCGACGCAGGACCGATGGGGTCGCCCGTCCGTGGCGTTCTGGGACGCGCGCCGCGGAATCGCCGTTGAGACGTTCGGCGGCCGCCTGACGGAGAACCTCGTGCAGGCCGTGGCCCGCGACTGCTTGGCGTCCGCGATGGTCCGACTCGACCGCGCCGGGTTCGAGCTCGTGGCGCACGTCCACGACGAGGTGCTCATAAAGGGCCCGTCGGAGTGGTGGGACTACGCGGCCGGGAAGCCATCCCCCGCCGGCGTCGAGGCGTTCCGCAAGGTGCGGGACATCATGAGCTCCGACCTGCCGTGGGCGCCGGGTCTGCACCTGCGCGCCGCCGGCGGCGTCGTGGACCGCTACCGAAAGCTCACGGACGCCGACGAACTTGACTAGCCGCAGAACATCTGCATACGATTTGCACAACCCAACCAAGGAGGAAACCCATGGCGACACCAGCCATCATCATCGAAGACTTTGCCAAGGAAATGGAGAAGGCACTTCGGGCTGTGCTCCCGACCCACGTCAAGGATGTCCGCGTCACACCGAAGAGCGTCTGCGCCTTCCTCGACGAGAAGAGGGACGGGACTCGCGTCTCAAGGAGCTTCGGCGTGGATAACCGCGGAGACTGGCACCTGCGGGCGATTGAGTGGTCACCGACGGGCCGTACCACCACGGAGTCGGGTCACATTCACGCTTACTCCCGGACGGGGCGTGCTGGCCTCGCGAGCAAGGCAGCGGACTGGTTCGCGCGGGACTTCGCGGAGGTGATTTCCCAGTGAAACGCCAACTCAGTGCGACCGCAGTCGAGCAGGACGAGCGAGCCACCGCAGAAATCTGCGACCACATAGAAGACCTCGCCTGTCACCGAGGCCAGTACTACCCCCGGGACATGAAGCGAATCTCCGACCCGCTAGGCGCCAAGACCGGAAACCTGTCCGAGCGCCTGGCCCGCCGACCCGAGTGGACCATTGGGTGTGCCCGCGCCGGGCGCGGGGGGGCCCCCCCCGGGGCTGCGGGGGGGCCCCGCGGCGCCGAAGCGATGGGGAGCTCCGCCGGGGGCGGTGCGGCTGAAGCGATCAGCCGCGAAGTGGCCCTCGACTACAACCGGGCACGTAACGCCATCATCGTCCTCGACCGGGGGCGGGAGATCGGGGTAGCCCGGTTCCACATCCGACTGTCCGACGCAACCACCAAGCTTGTCCGGGGCATCTGCGAGATTGCAGGGGTGAGGAGATGAAGGTACTGTCTCTGTGCAGTGGGTACGGCGGGCTAGAGCTGGCACTGGGGATTCTGTTCCCGGGGCTGGTTGACACCGCAGTGGTTTGCGACAACTACGGTCCCGCGCGCACGGTTCTGGCGAAGCGGTTCCCCGAGGCGGCTCAGTACTCGGATGTCGCGGATCCGCTCATCGAGCTGGAGAACGCCGACGTCGTGACCTTCGGTTTCCCGTGTCAGGATCTCTCTCGGGCGGGAAAGGGTGCGGGGTTGCGAGGAGCCCGCAGCGGATTGTTCTTCCGGTGCGCCGAGATCGGCCACCTGTCTGGGGCGCGATCTCTTGTCATCGAGAACGTCCCGCAGGCTAGGAAGCACCGGGCAACCATCGACGCCGAGCTGAGCCGCTACGGGTTCACAACCCGGTGGGGCCGGGCAACGGCCTCGGACGCGGGCCTCCCGCACCGCAGAGATCGCGTCTTCACCGTGGCTGACCGCGATGGTGGCGTGCTCCCGGACCCCGAGGTCCCTGAGTCGGAGAGTGTTGACGCTTCGTACCCCACGCCGACAGTGGTGGACATGGGGTGGGGGCGCACAGAGAGAGAGTGGCAGAGCTGGAGAGAGGCGCAGCGGGCTAAGCACGGCAACGGCAACGGACATGGGCAGTCCCTCTTCCAAGCCCTCGGCCGCCCCGAGCCGGCGGACGCCTGTAGGGACATGGAGTCCCTGATGGGTCTCCCGCGAGGGTGGGTCACCGATATGGGGCTCAGCATCTCGGCTCAGCGCCGTCTCCTCGGGAACGGCGTGGCGCCCGCACAAGGGGCGCTCGGCGTCTACCGAGCCATCACGAACCCAACCAACGACTAACCTCAGAAGACATGAAGCACATCACCGTTTTTCACCGGCCAAACTGCCAGCCCTGCCGACTCACCATGAGGATGCTCGACAAGCTCGGCGCCCCCTACGTCAGCCGCCCTCTCGACGACGGTAGCCCCGAGGCTGAGCGGGTCCTCAATAACGCTCGGGTGCTCGGCATGACCTCAGCACCCATCGTCGAGGTCCGTGACGAGTCGGGCACTATTGTCCGCACGCTGAGTGGCTACCGCCCAGCGGAGCTGCGGGAGATCGCGGGGGTCGCCCGATGACCCCGCTTGATGAGGCGATCATCGCCAATGACCTGCTGCCCCGCGAGCAACAGCGGACCAACCAGGAGATCGCGGACGAGTTCAGCACCTCTGAGGCGTCGGTGCGCCGGCACCGGGCCAAGCTGAAGCGCCGCGGCGCCCCCGACCAGGGGCACGACGCGTTCTTCAACGACGTCCCCGTGGACGCCATCGTGCAGCGCGGGAAGACGATCCGCCTACCCGACGGTTCCTACGAGAAGATCACGTGGAAGCCGGGCGCCGTAGAGATGGCCGAGGCCAAGTCGTTGTCCTACGACGACTTGGAGCCTGTCTTCCGGGAGCCTCTCCTGCCGAAGCCGGCCCCGATCGTAAAGGGCGACGAGGACACTCTCGTGGTTTGCCTCGCCGACTTTCAGATCGGCAAGCAGCAGTCGGGTGGCGGCACAGAGGATACGGTTCGGCTCGTGCGCCGCGCAATCGCGGACATCGCGGACGACATCCGCTTCCGCGACCCATACAAGCGCATCATCCTCGCCGACGTGGGCGACAGCACGGAGGGGTTCTGGAACGTCGCCAGCCAGGCGCAGACCAACGACCTGAGCCTGACCGACCAGATCAGGACCGTGCAGCGCCTCTACGCTGAAGCCCTCCGGGCCCTCGCCCCTCTATGCTCCTCTCTCTACTACGTAGCAGTCCCGTCCAACCACTGCGCCGTCCGCACCGGGCCCGGCAAGAACAGTCGCGCCAACGCCCCCGATGACGACTTCGGGATCATGATCTCCAAGAACATCGAGGACATCATCGCCGGACGCCCAGGCTACGAGCACGTCACCTTCCACTGTCCTGAGAAATGGGAGGAGGCCGTAACCGTGGACGCCGCCGACGGCACCCGCATCGGCTTCACTCACGGCCACCCGGCGGGCGCGCAGTCGGAGGGGCCCACGACGTGCCG